TGTGGAGTCAATTTAAGGACGATGTGTTCCATACCGAAGAAATGCAGATTATCGACACAATCAAACTCGAAATCCTGATGAACAGGATCTTAAAGGGGCAACAAGATAATCAAACTCAAATATCAGTTTATGAACAAATGGTCCGAGATGCAAAGCAGGTTGATAGGGATCAGTGGGACACAGAGCTTATCATGCAACTGGAGCGTCAGGTAGCTGTTCTGAGGGCATCGCAGGAAACTCTTAGCAAGGACTACAAGGATCTCCAAACCCGCAAGGCAACGATGCTGAAAGATCTAAAGGGAACCAGAGAGCAAAGAATCAAGGCCATCGAGGATAGCAAGCAAACATTTGCATCACTTGTGAAACAAATCGCAGTCGATTCAGAATTTCGCAATAAGATTGGTTTAGACATGGAAAAGATGCGACTGGCAGCAGAGGCCGAGAAAGAACGACTTTCGCAATACCACACATATGAGGACGATGCTGTTGACCAGCCGTTTTTGACACCAGAAACACTAATTCAAGAGGAAGATGACAAATGAAAGCAGTTATATTCGGAATAACAGGACAGGACGGAAGCTATCTAGCCGAGCTTCTTCTAGAAAAGGGTTACAGCGTGACAGGAGTCACCAGAAGAGTCAGCGTTCCCACCCTAGAAAGAATTTCTCATATCTTGCCCAAAATTAAGATCGTCGAAGGCGATATTACTGATGCTTTTAGCGTTAGCAATGTAATCAAAGAAGAAGAACCTGATGAGATTTACAATCTTGCCGCACAGTCTCATGTTGGGACAAGTTTCAAACAACCAAGCCTGACTTGGGATATTACTGCCGGTGGAGTCCTAAATATTTTAGAGGCAATAAGATATTCTCCGAGAAAAGATCAAATTCGCTTTTATCAGGCAAGCAGCAGTGAAATGTTTGGTAAGAATTACAGTAGGGGTATTGTAAAGAACGATTCACAAGAGATTGCTACGTTTCTCGAAATGCGAGATGGTCTTGCTGACATGATTAAATATCAAGATGAGGATACGGACTTTGTACCGCAAAGCCCATATGCTATTGCCAAACTAGCTGCTCATCACCTTGTAAGAAATTACAGAGATGGTTATGGAATTCACGGTAGTTGTGGTATTTTATTTAACCATGAAAGTGAGCGACGAGGTGAGAACTTTGTTACTCGTAAGATTACCAAGTGGATTGGTGAGTTTGTAAAATGGAGGAATCCAACAAACGAATTGGGACAAATTCTACAAGACGATATTGATGATATTGACGATGAAAACATGCTTTATAACTCCCTTATGGACAAAGAAGGTTTTCCCAAACTTCGACTAGGCAATCTAGATGCAAAAAGGGACTGGGGTCACGCAGAAGATTACGTTAATGCTATGTGGCTTATGCTACAACAAGAAAAGCCTGATGATTATGTTATTGCTACGGGCGAGACGTATTCGGTTAGAGATTTTCTAGACGTTGCTTTTGCCAGAGTAGGAATCGAAGACTGGAGCAATCTTGTGGTGATTGACCCAGAATTTTATCGTCCAGCAGAAGTAGATCATCTTTTGGGCATACCCAAGAAAGCGGAAAAACAATTACATTGGCAAAGGTCCGTTAGTTTTAAAGATTTAGCAAACAGAATGGTGGATTACGATGTCAAAGAGGCGAGACTACAGCGACCCGGTTTACAAGGAGTTTAGGCTAAAGGTGCTAAAAAGGGACAAGTACACATGCCAAATGTGTAATAAGAAGAAGAAGTGCGTTGTTCACCACATAATGAAATGGAGTACGGCCAGCACTCTTAGATTTGACCCTGATAACGGTGTGGCTCTTTGTAGGCCATGTCACAAAGAGGTAACGGGTCATGAGTCCCACTATATTACATATTTTACCGAAAAGGTAAGGAGAAACAAGAAATGAGTTTTCAAGATCAAATTATCGAAGCTGCTATGAACCTTAGTCAAGAAGGTGATTCTGTGGAGGTTTTTCCCGACGTTATAAAGCCTAAGCAGTTCAAATGTGCTAAGAAGGCACATCAGGCTCTAAAGCAAGATGGTATTTCGGTCACTTGGGATTCTAGAAGAGGTTGTGCCGTTGTGTGTAAAGGCACACCAGCACCAGCACCAGCACCAGTGCCGGAACCAGCACCGGCCCCAGAACCAGAAGAAAAGGGTCAGGCTGTTTTTGATAGATTCGCAGGATGGGATAAGGATGCCACAAAAGAAGACTAAGTATACCGTAATACAGGACACTAGAGAGCAAGAGGGGTGGTTTTTCACTCCTTACGACAGATGTGACGGAATGGAGATTGGAACGCTTCAAACAGGCGACTACACCTTAAAGGGTTACGAAGAAGTTGTTTGCGTGGAGCGTAAGGCTTCACCTTCCGAGATAGCACAAAACTTAGGCAAGAAAAAGAAAACATTTTACAACGAAATCGAAAGAATGAGAGACTTTCCGTTTCGTTATATTATTTTGGAGTTTTCTGCCTCTGATCTGATAGACTATCCCCTTAGCCTTCTAGACGAAAAAGACAAAGAAATCTGGACAAAGTACACTCTTGGCGAAGCACACTTGCCAAATTACAAAAGATTTCAGGTGGTAAAAAATACCAAGATATCAGGAAAGTATTTACTAAAAGCACTTCTGGAAATAGGGATAAAATACGAAGTGCAAATACTGTTCGCAGACAATAAGAAAAACGCTTTTACTATCTGTAATAGTGTATTTAAAAGATTGGCCGAACTATTTGACGAGAGGTCTGAATATGGGCAGCAGGAAACAGGAGATTTTGATTTCTGATATTCATCTTCATAATTTAGATGTTGAAAGAAGAAGAATCTACCTACAGGAAAAAGATGATTCGGGAGAAAATCCCGGAATAGACTACAGGATGTATCAAACATTTATAAAAAACCTTCACATATTGCAAGAGGGTTTAGACATAGAAATATACCTACAAACAGGCGGTGGTTGTTGGTATTCTGGAATGGCGATATACGATGCTATAAATAACTGGCAAAAAAATTCTGGCAGCAGATATAAGTGTACGATTTTTGGTTTTGGTATGATCTGCTCTATGGGCACGATTATCATGCAGGCAGCTAAAGAAAGGGTTCTTTCTGAGCATTGCATGTTCATGGTGCATTATGGATCTACTGATGCTTCTGGCGATGTTCAAAGTATGCAGAATTACGCCAGTTATCAGGAGTATGAAAAAAATCTTATGATTAACATTTACGCAAACAGAGTTACGGAAAGCGAATTTGCTAAAGAAAGGGGTTACAATCTTTCCAAGGTTAAGGCGTTCATAAAAAGAAAGATGGAAAAGGGAGACTGGTACATGAACGCAGAAGAGGCGGTTTACTACGGATTTGCCGATAGGATACTAATATGAAGAATGTTCAAAAGCAGTTAGACGATGCTTGGTTAGGTATTGACGTTGACGAAAGCACATTGTTTAATCCTATGGATTTCGTAATGGGCGAAGATAACGAAGAATTGGTAAAAAGGCTTTCATGGTTAATGATGAGGCCGGAATATTTTAGCTTTGCCTGCAAGCATGTTCTAAACATTGAACTTTCTCCTTTTCAAGCGGTTTTACTGGAAGAAATGTGGAACAGGAAGTTCCCCATGCTGATCGGAAGTCGTGGTATGGGTAAGTCGTTCATTCTTGCTCTATATGCCGTTTTACGTGCCCTGTTTATGCCACGACGAAAGATTATTATTGTTGGTGCTGCCTTTCGTCAGTCGAAAGTTCTTTTTGAATACATGGACACCATTTGGAAGAACGCACCTGTCTTGAGGGATCTTTGTGCGAGCAACAGTGGGCCTAGAAGGGACGTAGACCGCTGTGTTATGCACATAGGTCATAGCACAGTAACGGCACTTCCGCTGGGCGACGGTAGCAAAATTAGAGGCCAGAGGGCACATGATATTATCGCGGACGAATTCGCTTCTATTCCTAGAGATATTTTCGAGAACGTTGTTGCCGGTTTCGCTGCTGTTGCCTCTTCTCCCATAGAAAAGACAAAGCAAAAAGCCAAAGAAGCAATGGCTCTAAAGCTAGGTATACCTATACCCGTGCAAAAAAACGACAATCCGGTTGATATGTCGAACCAGATAATTCTGAGTGGTACTGCTTATTACGACTTCAACCATTTTGCTGAATATTGGAAAAGGTATCATGCCATATGCACAAGTGGT